TCGGGTGCTGCCGGCCAAGTGCCGCAAGTCTCTCGACAGCTGGATGGAGAACGGAACGATCCGGCTCGAATCCCGCAACATGGGCCCGACCGGCGTAGACGTGGCCTGGCTCACCTATCAGGCGGTGTTCATCGTCGAGCAGTTGCCCTTTCGTGAGCTGGATCCGGCCATCGTGCTGGCCGCTGTGGCCGCGTGGGTGCAGGAGCACGATTCGTTTCGCGAACAGTTTGAGCTGGCCGACCCGGAATATGCGGTGACCCCGAACGATGAGAAGAGTGCCGATCTCGAGATCCAGCTCGCCTTTACCGAGCCACTGCGCCTTATCGAGCACCCGAGCGGCCCCATCAACTGGCTCGGCAAGCGTTGGCAGGTGGCCCCCTATGAGATCTGGGTGGCCGACCACATCGACATGAACGTCGGTGACACCGGCCATCACCAGGTAGGTGGCCCGGCATGATCACCATCACTCTGGACGCTCGCCGCAGCCAGGACCAGCTCAACCTGCTGGCCCTGCCGCCCCAGAAGCGCAAGCGCCTGGTGTGGCGCGCCGCGGCCGAGCTCAAAAAGCTGGCGGCCCGCCATGTGCGCCAGCAGCAGGATCCCAACGGCAAGCCCTGGGCGCCGCGCAAGCGAGGCAAACGCAAGATGCTGCGCGGCCTGCCCAAGCTGCTGGAGATCCACGCCCCCGGTCAGGATGTGGCCGAGCTCGGGTTCAAACGGGGGACAATGAACGCCCACGCCGGGGTTATCGCCAACACCCACCAGAAGGGACATACCTATCAGGTGACCGCGGCCAGCCGGCGCCGCATCGCGAGCAGCGAGGGCGGCAAACTCAAGCCCGCGACCAAGGCGCAGGCCCGCAAGCTGCGCGAGCTCGGCTTCAAGCGCCCGGGTGCACGCAAGGGGTCATACCGCTCGGCCTCGCTCGGCTGGATCACCGGCAATCTCAACTACGCCCAGGCGGGATTGCTCATCAGGAAGCTCAAGGATGAACCGGTGAAAGCGAGCTGGGAGATTGAGCTCCCTGCCCGCCCGTTCCTTGGCGCCAATGCCAAACAACGGGAGCAAGCCTTTGCCCGTGCCCTGCAGAGCATCGACTACGGCTGGGACGTCAATAAGCAAGAGATGAAGGGGAAATAACGCCATGTGGCCTTATGTACAGATCAACAACTTGAACCAGATGCAGGGGCCGGTGACACAAGTCGAGCGCCACCTGCTGTTTGTCGGCACCGCGCCAAGCAATACCGGCAAGCTGCTCTCCCTCAACACCCAGAGCGACTTTGACAAGCTGCTGGGCGAGCCCGCCAGCGAGCTCAAAACCAACCTGCAGGCCGCCATGGCCAACGCCGGCCAGAACTGGACAGCAGCCGCCTTCGTGTTGCCCACCGACATGGAGTGGCAAGAGGCTGTGCGCGCGGCCCAGAAGACCCAATCCTTTGAAGGGGTGGTGGTGCTGGGGCAAGAGTGGGACGAGGCGAAGATCAACGCCGCCCATGCGCTGAACCAGGAGCTGATCGCCAAGTGGGGTCGCTGGCAATTCATGCTGCTGGCGGTCGCGGGGATCAATGCCGCCGAGCAGGATGGCCAGAGCTGGAGCGACTACGAGGCGGCCCTGGTCACCCTGCAAGATGGTATCAAGGCCGAATCCGTCACCCTGCTGCCGCAGCTGTGGCCCAACCTCGCCGGCGC